CGCTACGAAAACCAGCACTCCGAGATCTACACCACCGAATCTTCGGACCGCGCGTTCGAGGAAGAGGTGATGCTCTCGGGTTTCGGTGCTGCTCCGACAAAGTCGGAAGGTTCGGCGATCACCTTCGACGAAGCCAACGAAGCGTACACCGCTCGTTACAACCACGAAACCGTGGCCATGGCATTTGCCCTGACCGAGGAAGCTGTGGAGGACAACCTCTACGACCGCCTCGGCAGCCGCTACACCCGCGCTTTGGCGCGGTCCATGGCCCACACCAAGCAGGTGAAAGCCGCTGCGGTCCTGAACAACGCCTTCACTGGCGGTGCGACGGCCATTGGCGACGGCAAGGCTCTGTGTGCAACGGACCATCCGCTGACTAGCGGTGCGACCTTTGCCAACGAGCCTAGCACCAGCGCTGATCTGAACGAAACCTCTCTCGAGGACGCTCTGATCAACATCGCTGGTTTCGTGGATGAGCGTGGTCTCAAGATTGCCCTTCGTGGCATGAAGCTGATCATCCCGCGCCAGCTGCAGTTCGTGGCAGAGCGCCTGATGGTGTCCAACCTCCGCGTCGGCACGGCCGACAACGATGTTAATGCAATCAAATCCATGGGCATGCTGCCCGAGGGTTACGCGGTCAATGACTTCCTCACTGATCCAGATGCGTTTTTCGTGATGACGGACGCTCCCCGCGGCTTCGTGCACTTTGAGCGCACCCCGCTGAGCACTGGTATGGAGGGCGATTTCGATACAGGCAATATGCGCTTCAAGGCCCGTGAGCGCTACAGCTTTGGGGTCAGTGACCCCCGCGCTGTGTTCGGTTCGCCCGGTGCCTAATTAGCGCCGTAAAAACAAGGACTTATGTCTGGTTGAACCCCCGCTCCGGCGGGGGTTTTTCTTTTGTACATCTTCTTGACACCCTCTTTTTATTATATACATTGCGTGTATCCGATACACGAAAGGACTAACCATGGCTGGACCGAAAGCTTGGGCTGCTTCTTCTAAGAGCAGGAAAGCAAAGGCTGAAAAAAAGTTTTGGGATGTTTTTAACTCCAAGCACTCTGACACCATTGCACTTCCGGGATTTGTTTACGTGGATTCTCTGGAACCAATTAAGGCTGTGTGCAAATACCATGGGGAATTTTCTACCAAACCCACATACCTTGTTTCCGGATATGGCTGCCCGACTTGCGGACGCCAAACAGCCGCAAGTAAACGGGCGGCCTCTAAAAAAGACTTTATAACCAAGGCCCGCGCGGTGCATGGAGACAGGTACGATTACAGCTTGTCAGTCTACAAGAACAACAAAACCCACCTTGAAATTACGTGTCCAACACACGGCAGTTTTTATCAAAAACCCAACAGTCATTTATCCGGCAGAGGGTGTCCGGAGTGTGCCAAAAAAGTCCGCAAAACAAAACGCTTGTCTAAATCTTTGTTGGTTGTGCAACGTAAAGTACTTGAAAAACATCCGGCTTTGGCCGTCGACTGGAGCCAGTACAACGGTTGGCATGAGCCAATCCCGGTCACCTGTCCAAAACACGGAGTTGTGTTTCCAACACCTGCAAACCTTACACACTCAAGCCCATGCAGAAAATGCGGGGATGAGTCTTCTAGGCAGTTGCGACAGCATACCACAGATAGCTGGGTCGCTGCTGCACGCGCAATACACGGAGATAAGTATGACTACTCAGAAACAACATACAGCGGGTCAAAAGACAGAACGAAAGTCATTTGTCGCAACCATGGCCCATTCCTCACTACCAATGATCATTTACATGACGCCACGGGGTGCCCTCAGTGCAGCAACAACCTATCAAAACAAGAACAAAAAATCGCCGATTTCCTGTCTCTGTTCACGACAGTTGTACAACGGGATCGAAAGATCATAGGTCCGAAGGAGTTGGACCTCTATCTGCCTGAGCATAATCTCGCGATCGAATACTGCGGCATGTACTGGCACACGCACCGAGATCAGGCGGACGAGAAAAAGAACAAGCTTCGCCACGCTGAGAAGCACCGCTTGTGTGCTGAGCAAGGGATCCGCTTGATCACGATCTATGAGACGGAATGGCTGGAACGCCCAAGGACCATGCGCCGCCTGCTGCGGGCCGCCACTGGAAACCTGCGGGGCAAGCTAATGGCTCGGAAGTGTGAGCTGCGGAAAGCCACACACGCCGAGGCCCGAGCTTTTTATGACAAGTACCATCCACAAGGCGGCAATGGCCACGGCGAGCACTACGCACTGTTTTGGAGAGGCAAGATGGTTGCCTGCATGCGCTTTACGTTGGGCGGCAATGACCGAGGTCGCGGAGCCAAGAACCGAGAATGGACGCTCAGCAGATACGCAACAAGACTGTCCGTCGCGGGTGCCGCCAGCCGTTTGTTCAAAGCTTTTGTGAAAGAAGAGCGGCCGGAATCTGTGAAGTCTTTTTCTGACAACCGTTTGTTCAGTGGTGGAATGTACGAGCAGCTCGGGTTTGAGTTAGTAGAGGACGTTGGCCCAGACTATCAGGTTTGGAGTCCAAAGATTGGGTTGCGCCCGAAGCCTCACTACCAGCGCCGTGTTCTGCCCAAGCGCCTTGAGGAGCATGGTGTTGAGGAAAGCTTTGATCCTAAGACTGACCCAAGGACCGAGGCCCAAATGACATACTTGATGGGCGCGGGGCGTATCTACGACTGTGGCAAGAAGAGGTGGGTGTGGACCTACGCCCAAGAGTAGTGTACCATACCCCCATCCTGACAGTCCGCATGGTGCGGCCTGACACTAGCCACGACAGGAGACTCACATGGCTAACACGACCTTCTCTGGTCCGGTCCGTTCGGAAAACGGATTCAAGTCCATCACCAAAGACGCCACCACTGGCGCAGTCACCGAAAACTCGACCTATGGCGACAACGCCGACGTCAGCGGCACTCTGTCCGTGACCGGTAATTCGACACTGTCGGGTGACGCAAACGTCATCATTGTTCCTGATTCCGATCCCGGTGTTGCCGGCGCATTGTGGAACAACGGCGGCACTCTTTCGATTTCTGCCGGTTAAGGAGCTGACACATGCGGTCTGACATCAAGACCAAGCGTGTGACTGGAACGGGCGCCCTGAGTATCGGCCGCGCCCGTATCCGTCAGCTGCAGGTGAAGGTGGGAGCCACGACCCCGGGTCGGGTTACCATCACCGATGGAGATGGTGGCGAAACCATCCTCGATCTGGACTTCACCCCCAGCGACACGCACTCGGTCAACATCCCCTCTGATGGTGTTTTGTCGACCACCGACCCGTTTGTGTCGGTGGCTACGAACGTGGACGCCATTACCATCTTCTACGGCTGAGGTTCGTTCGATGGCACACGAGATCCGGTCCATATCACAGGTCGGAACTTCGGAGCCGTTTGAGCTTCAAGTGGCCCGGGGTCAAATCTCGGGCCACCTAGCTTTGGATGTTTACGCCTACAACCCGTCCTTCACCAATAGCGAAGAGACGGTATGGGAAAACGGCGGTATCTATAGCTATCCCGCCACCGCCCAGCAGATGAAAGTTTCAAGCTCCGACGACGGAGACACCTCAACCGTCGAGGTTGGGGGGCTGGATGCAAGCTACAACTTCATCCAAGAAACCGTGGCGATAGATGGACAGACCCCTGTCACCACCACCCAAAGCTTCCTTCGAATCAACTACCTGTTTGTCACGCAGGATAGCCCTGCCGGGCAAATTCGTGTCGGCACCGGCACCGTGACAAACGGTGTTCCGGAAAACGTGTATGGCTATATCAACGGGGACAACGTGTCTTTGTCCTCCGTCTATACCGTCCCCGCAGGATACACCCTCTACCTTGATCGAGGAACTGTTTCGGTGACATCTGATCCAGCCGCCACGATCAACGCCCGGCTCATGGTCCGCCCTTTTGGTCAAGTTTTTCGGACGGCTGCGTTGATCAACGCAATCAACGCTTACCTCGAGTTCAACTGGGACTATCCGATCCGCGTGCCCGAGAAGACAGACGTCGAGGCCCGGGTTCGGTGCCTGAAAAACCAAACGAACAGTGCTACGATCTCGTTTGAAGGGGTGCTGATCCAAAACAGGGGACCGCTCTAATGGCCAAAAAACCAAAAAATCCGGCCTCAAAGAAATACGCCGACGGCACGACGTACAAGGACAGCAAGGGCAAGACCCGGCGCCGTGTTTCGTCGCCCGGCACCAAGCGCGGTGATGCCTACTGTGCCCGCACCGTATCGCAGAAACGCACGCCCAAAGTAAAAGTGCGCCGCAAGGCATGGGGCTGCCAAGGGAAGAAGAGCGTGGGGTAGGGTTATGGGCGACGTAAAACTGACATCGGAAGAACTAGAGGCGATGCTGGACCGAGCTGCGAAGCGCGGGGCTCATGCTGCACTGCGCGAGCTGGGGTTGCATGACGACAGTGCGCCGCACGATATCGAAGAGCTGCGCGGCCTCCTCTCGTCTTGGCGCGAGACCCGCAAGGCAGTGTGGACGACGATCGTCAAAATCGCCACCACGGCGCTGTTGATCTTCATCTCTGGCGCCGTGTGGATGTCATTCAAGGATAAACTGGGACAATGACCATGAACCGTGGTACGATGAGCAAGCAGATAACGGAGGTTCCCATGAAGAAGAAGTCCAAGGGTTACATGGCTGGCGGCAAGGTCAAGGCCGGCGGCAAAAAGCGCAACTACGCCAAGGGCGGCAAGGTTGACCAGATGCAATGCAGCCCCCGCAAGCAGATGGCGATGGGCAAAAGCTGATGTCTCTGTACGAGAACATTCACGCTAAGCGTAAGCGCATCAAAGCCGGTTCCGGTGAAAAAATGCGTGAGCCGGGCAGCAAGGGCGCCCCGACGGACAAGGCCTTTAAGGAGGCGGCAAAGACCGCTAAGAAAGGCTACAGAAACGGCGGCTGCGTCATGGCTGGCCGCGGTGTCCGCAACACGAAGAAGGTGTAGCCTATGTCCGAGAACGTAGTCGCTCTGCCCGGCGCCAATCCGGCCGGGACGGTCAACGAAGATCTTGTCAAACTGCT